TTAAACAATTAAGGTGGTCAGAGATTACTACAGACACATGGAAGAAAATTCACGACGATAAAAAATGGCAGGAGGGATAGAAGATAAATGCAAAAGACGAGATTTTATCAGTTAAATAAACCGCAACTTTCAGATTTTGCAAACATAGAAGAAGCAATAAACCCGTCTATGGATATCATAGACACAAAGCTGAAAGAACTTTCTGATGACAAAGTAAGTGTAAATGGCGGAGCAATAGCGGATGTAACCATGCCCCCTGGCTGGCTTGAGCCCGTTGCAATAGCGGATCTAAATCAGATAGAAGCGAAAAGAACTATAAAGAGCATACTAAGTGCGTTAGTGGGAGGTCTTAAGTATTTACAAGATTACTTTAAGAAGGTCAGGGTTATACAGCTTAGGGCAAGTGCTTTTGGTAGCACAGTGCCCTACACGGCACGAATAGAGGTGGCAGGCTTAAAGGCAAGCGATACGCCGGTAATCAGTCATAAGTTGCAGGATAATCTTACTGATATAGGCACGATAAAAGCTTGCTGGAAAGCTTACAGCTGCATAGATAAGATTGAAATTTATGACGGCTATATACTTGTAAAAAGCTTTAGAAAAAAGCCGGTACAAGATGTATGGTTGATGGTGAAAGGAGGTTAGAGGTTAATATGGCAGATGCAATTTTGATGGCAGGTGGAGGAGGAGTTACTTCAGATGATGTCACTGCGGGCAGGGATCAGGTCCTTCAAGGATTTAAAACAGTTACGACTGACAGTGATGATGAAGTGGTGGACGGAAGTTTAACTTCTATGCCTGCACAAGTAGATGCTTTGTCGTGGCGATTTGATGGCGATAATGCATATCTTAAAATTCCATATGGGGCTTATGTGACACAAGTGACTGGTGGTGGAGTTGAAGTGAAACTGCCTTTTGCGTGGGTTCGGCCGCATATCCCTGAGGGTGGGATGATTAACACATCTAGTGCTTTTGGAAAACGAGGAACAATTCTAGACCGAGGGGCGGGCAATGGGAACGGAGAAATAGGTACAAATGGTGGCGATAATGTTTTTGTGAATTTCCCAGATGGGTATTATCATACTCAAATTGGTAAATCTTATATGTGGCTAAAATGGGCAGACCTCGCCCGAGTGCTCGGGCTAAATGGGGAGTACTGGTTAGATAATTACAATGCGGCAGGAATACAAGGGCAGATCCGAAGATGGGTATGTACAACTGGTACAGTAATCTCAGCGTGGAATGGTGAGGGCCATGCTTGGGATGATACCGAAGCGGGGCGAGGTAGAGGCCTCATTACTAGAGTACCAAATGGATATAGAATTGAAGGGGCAAATTGGGTATACCTGCCATCACCAAATCTGTGGCCACAAAACATTGTAAAAAATATCAATATTAACGGAGTAGAAGGAAGTAGAGACTACATAGACCACATAGTGCCCACTTATTTTACTGGTGATTATACTTATCATGTGACTAGCTCTGAACAATCTGTGACTATGAATGTTCAATTTGGAGACTATAATACTGTTATTGTGGGTGTTGACTTGGTTGGGCAAGAAGTGGCAGAGTCATTCTTTAGATTTGATAAGGGTGGGCGATGTCAGATAACAACGCTCGCTTTGACAAAAAATGCAGAGGTTTTTACTGTTGTAAAAGTTCGAGGGGGGAATACCTATCAGTTTACATTTATGCGTGATGGAAGTCATCTTAAGGTGCGGTATTTAGGCTCTGTGGGTGATGTCACACTAAATGCATATGTGATTGCAGTGTCATCTGTACAACTGTAGAAAGGAGATGAAATTATGAAGATGACGGTGGTGTATAGTAAGTCAAATGGTGCCATTTTTGGATCAACAACTACGGCAAAAGATGATATTGTAGTGGGCAGATTTGAAATCCCAGATGGCGAAACTCTTGAGAGAGTGGATGTGTCAACAGAAGAGCCAAAGGTGGTATCAAAGTCGAATGCATTTTCACAGTCCATTGCTCTTGAAAAGATGCAAAAGCGATTAGAGCTGAATAACGCAAAGCTTATCGCACTTGGGAACTCAGTCACTGAGCTATCTGAGCTACTTGTGTCAAACAAAGAAGATGAGACAAATGAGTAGTTTTTTTAGTGACTTTTTAACTAATATTATAATTTTTATTGGAGGTAAAAAAATGAAGTATAAGGGATTAGCAACTGTGTATGCATATTTAATTATTGATGGCGAAAGGAGTTATGTGAGTGTCCCGAAAATGCTGAAAAAGCAAGTAAAAGAGGTTCTTATTGCACTTGGAGCAGAGGAATTTGCTGTGGACGACACAACAGAGAAAGAAGGAATATAGTATATGTTTAATTGGCTGTTAGCAACGGTAGGATTAACTTTAAGGCAAAATACCTTGGCAAAGTTGATGGTAGTCAGTATTGTGATGGATATGATCTTTGGGAGTCTGAGAGCCCTTAAAGAACGAAAATTCAATTCTGCTGTTGGCATCGATGGAGGAATTCGCAAGGTGGGTATGCTGATGTGTGTAGTGTGCCTTGTTTTTGTGGATACATTGATGCCAATGAATCTAATTGCATTTGTGCCACAAGGACTACGGAATATATCCCCGCTTACAAAAGATATTACAATTATGGAGCTTTTCGCACTGATGTTTACAGTCTACGAAGCTATGTCAGTGCTAAAAAATATGGCACTGGCGGGATTACCAGTACAACCTTTATGGAAAAAATTAAAGTTTTTTCTTGAACACAACACAGGGGAGATTATCAAGCTTGAGGATAATGAGAGTGATAAAAAATCATAGAAAATTTTTTAAGGGCGTTAAGTAAAAAGGCTTAAACGCTCTTTTTTTATAGAAGGGAGCAAATTTATGGAATTGAACAATGCATATAACGCAGGGAAAGAATTGCTGTGTGGTGGATACTCAGAGTACACGCCGACGGGAAAAGGCCGCTTTGTAAAAGCAAACCGTTATGGCAAAACACCTCACGCAGGTGACATCATCTATTTTTATCATACATCCGTCGGGCGTGTGGCTCATGTAGGCATTGTAATCTCTGTGAATAAAAATGGGGATAGATACGATATCAAAACAGTTGAAGGCAATACATCGTCACAAATGTATGAACGAAACGGCGGATGTGTGGCAATTAAGTCATACAGTTTTACAACCGCAGATGTAGGCGGAATGCATAAAATCAACGGGTTTGGTACACCATGCTTTTCTGAGCAAACTTGTATGGCACAAGATTTAGTGAGAGTAGCTCTTGCAGAAAATGGCTATTTAGAAAAAGCTTCAGACTATATGCTGTATTCAAAAACTGTGAATGCGGGGGCAAATAATTTTACAAAGTACGGTCATTGGTATGGTGACAATGGGGCGTACTGGTGTCAGCAATTTGTGTCGTGGTGTGCATACATGGCCTGCGTGGAGTACGCGGCAGCACACACCACAGGATGGACGAAAAAAGATGATGGTTGGCACTACTCAAAAGAGGGCACAGAACTTAAAGACCAGTGGGCATTGATCGGAGAACGCTGGTATGTCTTTGACGGATCTGGGAAAATGATCACGGGTTGGTTCAAAACCAAGGAAGATGACTGGTACTACTTGAATCCTGACGACGGTACAATGCTTAGTAATCAATGGTTCACGGATAACGACAAATGGTACTATGCTACAGACAGTGGTATTTTAGCAAAAAATGTCTATATCAAAGATGAAAAAGGCTACTGCTGGGTAGACCATGATGGAGAGTGGGATGGACAATATGTGTCTAGTCCTGATTTAACACGATGTGAGCAAGAAACACCCTTAGGTAAGATCTAACCATCATCAATGAAGATATTAACTCGTAAAAAAATCGGAGGGCGTTCCTGCCCTCCCAACTGTGAAAATCGTAGGGAGCTTCTCTTAACTCTCTACACATACAGTATAGCATTGTCAATAAGTGAATTTATATGACTTGGTTTAATTTCTCAAGCTCTATAATTCTATACATCATATAAATGATGTAAGGACGAGGTTCTCTTTTTCCGTACTCCCAGTCTTGGACAGTACGGAGTGGAATTCCGAATTTAGTCGCAAATTTCGCTTGTGACAACCCCAAACTTTTTCTAAGTTCCTTTATTTTATTCATCGTACTCCTTTTTAACCCGCAAGCACTCACAGGAGTGCTTGCTTATTATTATGTTCTATAATAGGTCTCGCTTATTTATTGACTTCTTTGGGAAGTCTAAACTTGAAAGATTCACATTTAGCGGATAAATCATTCTAAATCCGTTAACATAATATATCTCTCCATATATCAGAGTGCCATCTTCCTTACATCCTATTTCTCTTGATACTTTTGACACTCCATCTATTTCGACCATAGGGTCCGTCGCCAGCCATTTAAGCCCTTTTATAAATTCTTCTTTTTGTATTCCAGAAAATTCATTCCACTCTTTGAATATTTCCGATTTGCCTTCATTAACTAATCTCTTCTTTGCTGTAAACACTTTCTTTGCCTTTTCAGACATTTCTTCCTCGAAATTCGGCTCTTCTATCGCTTCGTCGAACACTTTTACCTTTAATTTTCTGATTGCTCTGAGTGTTGTCATTTCCGTGTCCATAAAGCCACACACCTCACCTGTCCACATATCCGCATAAATGTCTGAGAGCCATTGCATATATTCGATTTGCTCCGTTGTTGGTTCTTGTGTAAAATAGTAATAATTAGTTACTTCCGAATCCCAGTCCAGATAGTAATAATCTCTTACTATCCAATAGCCGTTTTCAATTATCAAATGTCTTTCTTCGCCTAATTTGTTTGATTCCCTACATTTTCCTTCGATTTCTCTTATCTGCTCCCTTGCTGCGAACTTTTCGCAATTTAGCTTCTTTTTAATGTCCGCCGTTAGCCTCTTAATCTCTTCTCTTAATTCCTCTTTTGATGCTTGCTTTTTCATTTTCTTTCTCCTCATCGTCCACTTTTCCCTTTTTATCTGCAAACCCTCCGAAGAGGGCTTGCGTTTTTAAGTTCTATTTATCTTTCTTCTGCTACTTCCATAAGTCTTTGAAAGACTTCTGGGTCTTCGTCGTATCCTTCTACTGTCTTGAGTCCTTCAATATCTTCATCAGATATCCCATACAGATTTACATCAAATTTTGCTCCATCGTCCATTTCAATGAAAAAAATGTGACTTGCCTCATCCATTTCTACATAAACAACATTTTCAACAGTATACTCTTTCATTTTAATCCTCCAAAATTTGTTTTATTGTTTTCCTGTACCTCTCTTAACTGTCTTTATTATAACACGCATTGCGTATAATGTCAACAGTTTTTTTTAAACTTTTTCTATGTAGTTCACTAGCTGTCTAAGATTATTTTCTTTAGCCATCATACCAACGGCCCCAGCTTGCTATGTGCGGCATTGATAATTCAAAACTCAAAATCATAAAAAGACCTCCTTTATTTTATATTCACTTTTTTATAATGCGACTAGAACCCCCACATTATAAAAAAGTGAACATCAGAGCCGCAAAAAAAGCGTCTCACCATCCCATGTACACTCTTGAACCACTTCACGCACGATGGCATTCTTCTCATCTACAGACAAGCCAGAGAGAGACCGCATCATCCTTGCAATATCCTCCGACCGCTCGGCGGAAGTCCTCTCCGCAGAAACGGACCTTCTCGCTTCAGTCTTCACAATTTCAATCTCCCGGTTCACAGCCGCCAGAGACAGATCCTCCGCCTCGATCTGTGCCACAATGTACTTCGATGCAGCCGAACCCTCTGCAAGGCTCTCCGTGAGCCTGCCGATGCGAGAGCGGATAACTTGAGCCTTTCGTTCGAGATCTCGAAGAACAGAGCCATCGTCCTGCTTTGTTTCCACCTTAGAATATTTACGGATGACAGAAGGGTCTGCCTCAATTTCAGAGAAGACTGAAAGCAGCCGATTGTCCAGAGCGGAGCATTTAATCATCGACATATCGCAAGCATCAACACCCTGCCTCATCCGCTTCAAGCAATAATAGGAAGAGCAGATCCGACCATGAGCTAACTTCTTACGAGCCACCTGCATAAGCCCTCCGCACTTCGCACAACGGAGTGTACCCTTCAAAAGAGGGATGTCGTACTTCTGCTTTTTCTGGAATATGTTCTGTCGAAATCGATCTTGAACAGCAAGCCAGGTATTCACAGGAACGAACGGCTCATGAATACCTTTGGTAACCACCCACTCCGACCGAGGCTGAATCTGATGCTTTTTATTCTTCTCTGTGGAACGGCCATAGACCATCACTCCGCACTTCCCGTCCCAAGCATCACGCTCATCCGCCATCTGACACCCAAGAGAATTATAATAATCCCACACTTCGGGAGAGGCAGGAACACAGTACGGCATCGTTAGGATTTTATGTAGCTGCGTAGTGGAAAAGAATGCACCATTCACAGTCCGCCTTCCCTGACGCTTGAACTCCGTCTCCATGCCCTGAAGGGAATAGCCACCTTCGAGGAACTCGTTATAGATGCCCAAGACATACTCGGCGGCTTCAGGAACAGGAACGATAGTGCAGTGTTTCTTCCCATTAACCTCGATCCGCTCCCGGCAATACCCATACGGAGGGTTACCACCAGTCCAGAGTCCCTTCCTCGCAAGACCGATCATATTATCGGTGACACGAGCGGCGATGGTTTCACGCTCCATCTGCGCAAAGGTCATAGAAACGAACATCATAGCTCGCCCGATTGGAGTGGCGGTGTCGATATTTTCCTTTATTGAAATGAACATGACATTATGCTCGCAGAGCTGACCGTAAATATTCGCAAAGTCACGGACATCACGAGAGAGACGATCAAGCTGATAGACCACCAGAGCATCCACGAGACCGTCCGAGATATCAGCAAGTAACCTCTTCAGACCTGGGCGGTTCGTATTGGCACCCGTGAAGCCTTCGTCCTGATAGTGCTCGAAGGAGTCAACAGCACTAGGAAACTTGAAATCAACAAACTCCCGGCACATCCGCTGCTGATTATCCACAGAATCAGATTTGTCAGAATAAACGGACTTTCGTCCATAAGTCGCAAAACGCATAGAAAAACCACCTTTCTATTGTGAAAACAACCGAAAGAAAACTTTCGGTATTTTAGAAGAGGAATCCGAAGCCGTCACCTTCACAGGGTGGCGGCTTTAAATTTTCCCCTCCAAAAAAAATAAAAAGGCCGAGACAATCAAATAGCTAATTGACTCGACCTTGGTCCCCAATGCATTGACTGGGCAACTCTACTGGGACTAATATAATCCTCAAAGGTAAGAAAGTCAAGCCACAGTATAATTATAATGTTTCTTTTCGTAGTTTTAAGCTTGCCCTAAATTGTTCAGCTTCTGGAATGTCATTAAATTCTACAGTTTTATCAAAATTTTTCTTGATAACTTCTTTTATTTCATCGAGAGTAACCTTGAAGAATTCACGCCTTTGATTGATCATATTTAACTTTTTATCTTCAAAAGCCTTATGAAGGGCCGCTTCAAGTGCCGGAGCATCGTCAGAAAATATCATTGCGTGGACATCAAAGTTGAATGGAACTGAAGCACTACCGAGTTCATCGATTCGATCCATAGGCTCAAGTCTTCTCGTCATTCCTATTTTATATACATCATTTCCAAAAGCTCCAATATTAGAAATCACATATACATATCCTGCACGCATATTAGCTTGACGATAATCAACATCATTTAGTGCTTTTTCAATATCGTCTAGTTGGCTGGCTAGCTCTTTTTGCTTTTCAATCAAATCAGGATTATCTGGCGTTTTTTTCAACTGTTCAAGAACTTTTTCATATGCCGTATTATAGTGGGTTTGCTCTTTTTCAATCTTCTTCTTTTGTTCTTCAAGTTCTCTGGCAACTCTTGCTTGTTCTTTTTGCTCGGCCTTTGCTTCTTTTTGTGCTTCTTTTTCTTCCTGTTTTTTAATCTGGTATTCATAAGCAAGCCTTAGCTCTTTTATCTTGGCATCAAGATAGGTTTGCGTAATGGAAATAGACATAATTTTTCCAAGCTTAGAAATAGTGTCTGCTGATTTATAAATTCTACTTGATGTCGCATCATAATTTGTGTATTTGACTTTTGCAATTATGTCGTCGCATTCACTGTTGAAGGCTCTTAAAAGTAACTTTTGAGTGTCATTCACCATCTTTTTCCCTTGTGCTGTACTACCATTTACAGTCCATTCATTATTTCCTAATACTGCTTTCCCCAGCTTAATTAATTCTTTTTGCTCCGCTCTGAGCTTAGATAAAGCATCTTTATAATCAAGAGAAGATGCAAACTCAAAAGTAGGTTGGTAGAGTCCGCATTCTTGTGCAACAGTCTCCTCATCGAGCCATATAATGTGTTTGCTTTTTTGCTCTATTTCAACATTTAATTTATCTATATCCTCATTCATGCTAGAAATCTGAGCATTTAAACTGCCAATATCATTTTGTAATCTTGCAATCTCACTCTTGTGGTCTAGGATATCTTGCATCTCAGGCGTAATTGAATTTTTGAGTTGAATATACTCCTGTTCCAGTCGTTCAAGCTCAGCTTTGTATTGAGCCCCCTTGAAATTATCGAAAAAACCCATAATGATAAAACCTCCTATCATAAAATTTGCATTAATTTAATCTTTTTTGTCTTTCAATCTGTCCACGATTACTTTAACTGCATTTAAATCGTCTTTACTCACATCTTTAAGGGATGTTATCAGTTCTTTATATTCCGTATTATCTGATAAAAACCGTACTAGTTCTACGGCTTCAGGATCGGTGTCGGAAGTGTTAGTCTGATTAATAGTTGTGGAATTGTTCATTATTGGTATAACATCAAGTAGATACTCAGGCGTAATATTTAAGGCTTTTGCAAAATCATCAATTCTATTTAATGGAAATTGTCTTGTACCATTAAAGTATCGAGAAATAGCAGACTTAGCCATAC